ATTGCATTCAAATACGGGGTAGAGTTTAACTCACTGTACGAGGACTTGCAAGCCTTTATCAAGGAAGAGAAAGCAGACCTCGAAAACACGCGCATCGCCGACGATTTTAAAACGTTTGTAGACAATAATGAAGAGCGGTTGGAAGCCGAGTTCAATGAAAAACATGAATTTCAAACCTCGATTCGCGGCATAAAAGTTCGCGGCGTGTACCCCACACAAAAAGAAGCCGAACTTCGTTGCAAGATGTTGCGCGAGGTTGACCCGAACCATGACGTTTACGTGGGCCCCGTTGGAATGTGGATGCCATTTCATCCCGACGCTTACAAGACGGGCAGAGTGGAATACATGGAAGAGACGCTGAACCAGCTCATGTCTGAGAAGAAGACCAATGAAGAAAAGGCCAAACTTGAATTTGACAAGCGCATCAAGGATACCAAACAAAAAGCCATGGAAGAAAACAAACGCAATGCCGAAAAGTCAGGAAACAAGCTCACGCAAATCATGAACAAGGATGGCGATTTGGTGAATGTGGCTTTAGTGAACGAGTCAGACATTTACAGCACGGTGGACGAAGTAAAGCGCGAACTGTTTGAAGGGGACAACATTGTAACTTCCACTGGCGGCGACTATGGCGCTTCTGAAATTTTAGACAGAATGAAACGTCGCGACGGCGATTCCGAAAAGGACAAGAAAAAAGAGGACTAGGTGAGAAAAGCAAAGCAAATCAAACAATATAATAATTAATATTCAAAATATTCAAACACATTTGAATATTTTTATTTGAATTTGATATAAACTGCACATTTTTTTTGAAATGGTTATTCATAGCGTTTAAATATTGTTTTTTTGTATAATTGCCTGACTTTACTGAACTAATTCCAGTATAACAAACAAACATTGCCGGCGATTAAACTCTGAACTATCAATATAATTGTGTCTCATAACTAACACTTTTTTACCTTTTTTTACATTTATTAAAAAAATTATTTTATAAAATTTATAATATATAAAAAAAAACTATAAAAATTAATGGACATTTTATACGCAATACATTTATTTATATTCGGGTTAATATTGACTATTCCCATCCAACCCATACGTTTTTTGAGATATGTTCCATTCGCATTGTCAATCGTATGGTTAGTTTTTCAAGGCTGTCCAATATCCCAAAAGCAATCAGGTTTGAAAGGTGATAGTTTTACGACCGATATTTATAGCAAAATTATTCCAGATATAACCGTAAAAACCGCTGAACATATAAATACGTTTGCTCTAATTTTAATAACAATCGCAGGATTTTATCGACTTAAATGCAGTAACTTGGTTAAACTAAACTAAACTAAACTAAAATAATGTCGTTATGCACCGACCACTTATCCTATCCACGTATTGCGCCTACTGCACGCAATTTCGTCCCCTTCTTTGCATGACACCATATCGCCGTAACAAAATTCTGCAAACGCGCGCTGGTCATTATTCACACGAGCATTCGCAGTTGAGTAAAACCTGTTTTATTCATGTTTATAGTCGGTCGTATATATTTTAAATTAGATAATTAATTATATAATTATTTGAATTACCATCCGCCGCCAGTTTTGTTTTTACTTACCTTTATTTTTGGTCCTTGACCTTTCTTTTTAATATTTGCCGGGTCATACACTTCTTCTTCATCGTCCGAGTTCATGTTCTTTGAAATGTCCCAGAATTCTTTTGACCCCAATTTGAACGGCCCGTGGTGTTGCGCCTTGTACCACGAAATCTGGTCTTGTAATTTGTTGGACTTCACGTTGTTGTTGATAACCAGGCACTCGAAGTTTTCGGTGCACTGGTCCATGACTTGCGTAAACGACTCAAATGTCGGAAACATACCGGCGTAATTTTCATAAATGCGCTTGCGGTTGGCAATGTAGGGTTCGCGCAAAATAAACACGTAGTCAATGTTGGTACGCAAGTTGGGCGGAATACCGAGCGGGTACTGCATCGTAATCACGAGCATTATCTTCCAGTGACGCCCGTTCATGAAGAGGAGACGCATCATAATGTCTTTGGTCCACTTGTTGTCGTACAAACAGTCGTCCAAAACAACAAACGTGCGCGGGTCAATGGATGACTTTTTATACGTTTCAATTTCTTTTTTCATTTGTTTTAAAACGGCTTTTTGGCGTTTTAAAATGTTTTCGATAATTGCGGTATTGTACTGGTCGTGAATAAACAGTTTAGGCACATGTTCGCCGAAAAAGTTGTTTCCAGCTTCCGTTCCGGAAATCACGGTTCCAATTGGAATGTCCTGGTGATAATACATTAAATCTTGAATCAAAAAACTTTTTCCCGTGTCTCTTCTTCCGATAAGCACAATCACTGGACCCTTGTTTTCATTCGGTTTGAAACTGATTGACCGCATATCGAATTTTGAAAGTTCCAGATTCATGGTTTTTAAGGTTTTTAGTATTTTAATATTTTAATGGTTAGTTGGTTTAGTTGGTGTTATAAATAAAATAAAATATTTTAAGTATTTATAACGAAAATTACTTTTCTTGATGAGTCCTAACGGTTGGTTACAGCCATATGATAATGATGAACTTGGCCGTAATATACACTACATGAAAAATATTCATTCTTCTCCGCACATTTCAAAAGACCAGCACAAGGGATTATACAGGTATTATGATAAAAAAATAAAAGAAATACGTGCGACTGTCCCAAAAAATTATGTTAATAATAACCAATATCCTCGCCATCTTGAACGACAACAAAGTAGAATATCAAACTCAAAATCAAGTCCTATTCGGACTCCGAATGGACAAGGAGGAACACGTAAAAGTAAATTATATAAAACAAAATATCGTAGTCATATTCGTACTCATAGTCGTGTTCGTACAGTGAAATCCAAATCGAAATCGAAATCGAAACGTCGACAGAAAAAATAAATAGTACCTACCTCTTTAGACCTAAACCTTCATCACCGAGCTGAGAGCTTGAGACGCCAACCTATCACTGTTTTCTTTTTGGGCGTTTTTACAACACACATCCAACTTGTCGCACTTGTGTAATTCTGGAAGGCGGTGTTGCGCGCAGTACTTCATAGTACAATACGAACAGTCCCCAATCATTGGGGCACGTTTATTTTTGCACCCTTCATAGTCGCACCTAGAAACAGGTTTTTTTGGAACCGTTACTGTCAATGTCGTCATTTATCACTTGTATGTATACTCGTTTTTAATCCACAACTGTTTATACTTACTTATACTTAGTTATCAATTTATTATTTATTAATTATTATTTAAAATACGTAACTATTTAAAATACTAATCTCTATAATAACATCATTACATACGATGCCAAGTCCAGGTCCAACCAATATTAGCCAAACCAACGTCGTTGATGCTAGCGGAAACATCAACATTCTCGTACAATGGTTTCCTCCGAGCGATGGCGGGTACGCTATCACCAGTTATCGAATTCAATACTCGTTGACCAATGACATTAACTACATTACCAAAGAGCTCATCTTGTCAAACACTCCTTCCGCAGTAAATACCCAAACCGGCCAAATTAGTTACTTGGTTACTCAACTCATTAAAGGTGGAAAATATCAAATTCGTGTTGCGGCCATCAACGCTTTTGGCTTGGGTCAATATTCCAATCTTTTATTCGCATTTCCAGGAACGGTTCCAGCTACCCTCGACTCTACCCAGTTTGAAATTTACGCCAGTCGAGGTTCCATGTTCGCAGTTTTGAACTGGATAAAACCGTACGACGGAGGTTACCCCATTCTCTACTACCTTTTACGTTACCGGTCTATCACAATTGACGTGGTAAACAAAGTTCCTATTCTTTCGTCCATTCGCGAACCTGCGTCTCCATGGACGGAACCCGTTGAAGTGTCAGCTGCCTTACTTGCAACTACAGTTACAGGTCTAACAAACGGCACATACTACCAGTTTGAATTTGCAGCAGTGAACGATGTGGGCAAAGCCGACTATAACGGTCCTGTAGTAGTGAAACCCGGCGATATTCCGGGCCCTTTCACTGCCAACATCAGTACCGACTTCGTATACTCAATCAACGCAAGAAACAATGGGCGTATTTTTTTAGAGTGGTCTCCGCCCACGTATGACGGCGGTTACGACCTGGAAAACTACGTCATTCAGTACAAGTCGGCGAATGACGTGTACTTCACAAAACGCGACTTGCCCTTGACGCAGCGCCAAATTCCCGCCGGGTTACGGTGCACACCCGCATTTTCAAGAAACATTGTTATTGATTACTATGGTGATTTATCGGCAAATCCGCCTATCGAGATTCAATCCCGTCTCAAAAACGATGTGCCGTACAGCGTTCGAATCGGGGTTGAAAACGACGTGGGCATTCGATGGATTCCGGAACGCGAACCCACTAACGAAATCTACGCAACCATTATCCCCAACACGTTTTCAAAACCGGTCCTGGATTTAAGCGCCACCATTGCGGACGGGACCGCGAAGCTGACATGGACATGGAGCGACGCGAGTTTGAACAATGGATACCCGTTAAACGGTGCATATCCGTTTGATTCGAACAACAATAACAATCGACTTCCCAACTACTTTGTGGTTCGGTACCGCCCATTCAACGACTTGTACTGGCACCAGCTGGTGTACCCTCATGCGGCTGAAAAGCTGGACGTAAACAATACTCTGAACTCGTATGCTATCACAAAGGCTGAAACTGGTCGGGATGTCTACTACACCAATGCCAACCCAGACTCGTTATTCGAAACATTCACGTTCAATGACGTGCCGTACAATTACACAAACGCGGTCAGAGACACCTCTACCAACGTGTACAATCGGTCCGACCCGATGTTTCCGCCATTTCGAGAACAGCAGTTCCTAGAAAATGGGGTACCGTATGATTTTCAGGTGGCAGCAGTGAACCATATTTTACGAGGACCCGATATGGGAATTGCAATTGGTGAGTACGCCGAGACCCGCCAACGGCCGGGGCGTGTACCTGACACTCCCGCATTTTTTAAAATCCAGCGCGCGTCGCAGCAAGCCACAATCACTTGGAATGCGCCACCGACGGATGGAGGATACCCGTTGACCTATTACCGCATACGCAGTCGGTCACAAAGCGTGCTTGACATTATTGATTCATTGGGCGAGTTTCCGCTGGCGTACAATGTGATATATCCAACTGTTGCAAGATACAATCGCGATGGCGTGGGTATAAACTCGGCTAACTTTTTAACACTGATTCCTAGCGTAATATCTAGCAGATATACCGACCCCTCTGGAAACGATGGTTGGGACGAAACGCTGTATCCTGCAACTACCACCACTATCGCTGCCGTTCTTATAAAACCGATTCTTACAAGTCAGGTTGCTTTAACTGTAGGCACCTGGCTGTCCTATGTCGAAGGTAATTCAGTTACCGTGTTTTCATCCGTTGCAAATGCGAATTCGTTTCAAGGAACCGTTTCAGCGTACACCCCTTCTACTGGCGCGATTACCGTTTCAAACATTCGCA